TAACTTTAGCCAAGAAGTACACGAATCCTTCATGGATTTAGCTGTTGGTACTGGTGTTTTGTGCGTAGAAGAGGGAGATGCACTCAATCCTGTTAACTTTTCTGCCATACCATTGCCTCATGTGGTGCTAGATACTGGCCCAGATGATAGAATTGACCATGTTTTCCGTGAGCGTAAGGGCGTAAAGTACGATCATTTAGAAATAATGTACCCAAATGGCACGTTTGATCCCAAGGTTATGAATTATATGGGGTCAGATAAGACAACAACTGTACTAGAAGTTATATGTCGTGACTATACAGCTAAGAATGAAGAGGCTTATCTAAGCTATGCGTTCTGTATGACTACAAATACTGTACTAAACTACAAACAAATGAAGGGTAACGGCTCAAATCCGTTTATATGCTTCCGTTGGTCTAAGTGTGCAGGTGAAGTTTATGGTCGTGGCCCATTAATTAACGCACTATCTGCTATAAAAACTACAAATCTTACCATTGAAATGATACTTGAGAATGCACAGATGGCTATCTCTGGCATATACCAAATGGAAGATGATGGCGTAATAAATCCAGATACAATACAGTTAGTCCCAGGATCTATTATACCAAAAGCTATGGGATCTAGCGGATTGCAGCCTATTCGTGCAGCAGGTAACTTTGATGTAGCCCAGTTAGTGCTAGGTGATATGCGTCAAAACATAAAACGTGCGCTATATAACGATATGTTAGGCAATCCAGACAAGACACCAGCGTCAGCAACAGAAGTAGCAGAGCGCATGGCAGACCTTTCTAGGCGCATGGGTGCTGCTTTTGGTAGGTTACAGGCTGAATTAGTCCAACCAGTGCTACAGCGCGTTATTTACATCCTTAAAAAGCAAGGACGCATTGATGTACCTACAGTAAATGGGCGTGAAGTTAAGATACGTTCTGTTTCTCCGCTAGCTCAAGCGCAATCTAACCAAGATATTTCTAGTGTTGGTCGCTTCCTAGAGATGGTTGCTGGTACATTTGGGCCAGAGATGTTGCAGTTACTTATTGATGGCGAACAAACAGCTATACATCTAGCTAAAAAGTTTGGCGTTCCTGAAAGCTTGATTCGCGATGAAGAACAGCGTAAACAAATAGCTGCATTAGCGCAACAAATGGCGCAACAACAAGCGCAACAACAACAAGGTGAAATGATTGAGCAGCAAAGTTAATATCGGAGTCGATGGTTATCAAAGGGCTACGAGTCAAGATTTAGAAATTAGCCAGAATATTGCTGAAACATTTAGTACCCCTGCTGGTGAGGCTGTCTTAAAGTATTTGCGTTCAGTTACTATTGAAATGGTACATGGGCCTAATGTGACCACAGAAGAACTGCGACACCATGAAGGTCAGCGTTATATCGTTGGCCTTTTAGAGCGTCGAGTATCACATGCACATAGGAGTAAAAACAAATGAATGACATACCAGTAGAATCAGAGCAGTCTACACATGGTGAAACAGAAGAGCGTGACTTTGTAGTTGCTGAAGACACAGCCCCAGATAGACCAGAATGGTTGCCAGAAAAGTACAAGAGTGGCGAAGACTTAGCCAAAGCATATAAAGAGCTAGAGTCTAAGCTAGGTACTAAAGAAGAAGACTTACGTGCGCAGTTTCAAGAAGAGTTTGACGCTACGAAAAACGCTGATCGCCCTGCATCTGCTGGTGAATATGCATTACCAGACTTTGTAGATGATGAAGAAGCAGTTGATAACGAGCTACTCAAGTGGTGGGCTGAACAATCTTACGATAGTGGATTTGGTCAAGATAAGTTTGAAAAAGGTATTGAGATGTATCTTCAAGCATTAGATGGGTCTGCTCCTGATCTCGATGCTGAAGCTGCAAAACTAGGGGAAAACTCAGATCAGCGGATAGAAGCGGCATCTATGTTCGCTACTAAGTTTTTCCCTAGTGAGACTATGCCAGCAATAGAGCGTATGTTTGAAACGCATGAAGGTATTATTGCTATGGAAGCTATACAAGAAGCTATGAAAGATGGAGCATTTGCTGGAGACGCAAACCCTGCTGCTGGTATTACAGAGGATAGTCTAAAGGAAATGATGCAAGATCCTAGGTACTGGAGTAAGAATGACCCTGCATTTGTTCGGCAAGTAGAAGCTGGCTTTAAGAAACTTTATGGAAGCTAAGATAATAAAGCGTGGTAATTTTTACCTAACGCCATTTACAAAAGACCATGTTGAAGAAGTAATTACCAACTTGAGTCCAGAAAATGTCAGGGAGATAAATCTCCTTGGCTATCATAATGTCAGAGAATGCATTGAAGAGATGATGAAATACTCTGATTGCTACTTAGTACGCAAAGAAGGTGAAGTATTTACTGCTGTATCTGGGCTTTGGTACGAAGATGGTAGAGAAACACCGCAGTTTTTTGCAATGTTTTCTAAGAATATTAAGAAAAACTTTACATCTATAGCGCGTGGATCACGTATGTTAGTGACATTTTTTGATAGAACACAGGACGAAATGTGTATGCGTATATTGAGCGATCACCAGTTTATGTTGGATTGGGCAGCATGGTTAGGCTTTGAAGCAATAGGTGTAACTGAGTTTAATTCTAACCACTATGTTGATTTTGTGCGTTGCATTTCCCCACAAAAAAGTGCTTATAGTGAAACATCACGGCCCGTGATGCACTGAAAGGCCCATTTGGATACCCTTGTCGATGTGAAGGAACGGATACCCGAGTAACCGAAACTTTATATTTAGGAAGAAAAAATGGCTAATACTATCGACCAAGCTTTTATTAAGCAGTTCGAAACTGAAGTCCACATGGCGTATCAACGCATGGGTTCTAAGCTTCGCAACACAGTACGTTCAACAAATGTATCTGCATCAGTGGCAAGATTCCAAAAAATCGGAACAGGCACAGCGTCAACCAAAGCGCGTAACGGAGATGTTACAGCAATGGAACTAGCGCACACTAACGTAGAAGTCACAATGGCTGACTACTACGCAGCGGAATACATTGATAAGTTGGACGAATTAAAGATCAACATCAATGAGCGTCAAGTTGTAGCTCAATCTGCTGCTGCTGCATTAGGCCGCAAAACAGATGAGTTAATCACAGCAGCTATGGATGCTGGTGCAAACTCAACGCAAATCGCTGACACAGGTGGCGCATTAGTGAAAGCTGACCTACTAACATTGTTTGAAACAATGGGTACAGCTGACATTCCAGAAGACGGACAGCGTTATATTGCTATGTCTCCAGCTGGATATACAGACTTGTTTAACATTAACGAGTTCGCATCAAGTGATTATGTTGGGCCACAAAGCCTACCATTTGCTGGTGGTATGACAATGAAAGAGTTCTTAGGATTTAAGATCTTCTCAACGTCTGCTGTTGCTGGTGGTAAAAACTTTGCATACCATACATCATCAGTTGGTATCGGTATTAACTCTGATGTTCAAACAGAGCTTAACTATGTACCACAAAAGGTTGCACACCTAGCTACATCAATGATGTCAATGGGTTCAGTCGTAATCGACAACAATGGCGTTTACGAAGTTCTTGACAACAACTAATATTTTAGGGGGCTTCGGCCCCCTTTAACTCCAATATATAGGTTGAAGAAATGCCAGCAAATACACCAATAAAAGTATGTTCACGCGCTTCCGTCCTTATGGGCGGTTCTCCTATTTCATCATTTGATGAAGGTACAGCCGAGGCTGATGTAGTTGACGCAATGTATGAGGACATAGCAAGAGCCGCGTTGACAAGTACACGCTGGCGATTTGCAACTAACCAACAAGTATTAAACAGATTAGCTGCAGCACCTACAAGCAGATATGATGCGGCATACCAAATGCCATCAGATCTTCTTATGCTTAGTGCGGTTACAGTTAATGACGATCCAATAATATATGACACATATGGCGATAAAGTATATTGCGATACAACCACAGAAGAAGTTGTTGTTGCTGATTATATATACAGAGCCAGCGAATCTTCTTGGCCTTCTTACTTTACCCTAGCTGTAGAGTTTCAAGTAGCTGCAATGTTATCAATATCTATAGCGCGAGATGCTTCTTTAGGTAGTATGATGGATCAACAAGCTGAAAGACAGATGATAAAAGCCAGACGACTTGACTCGCAACAACAAACAACACGCAAGTTAATGACATCAAGGTTTATAGCACAAAGGCGTAGCTAATGCAGAAAGTAAGAATACCACAGAATAGCTTTCAGTACGGCGAAATAAGTGAGAATACTGTAATGAGGACTGATAGTCCTATCTATGCTTCGTCTGCGCAAAGCCTAGAAAATATGATTGTATTGCCAGAAGGTGCTGTAAAGAAGCGGCATGGTGCTAAGTTTCATTATAAAAATACACAAACAAATAAAGAATTACACCTAGCTCCGTTTATATTTGATGATAACGAAGAGTATATAATAGGTATTGGTGAAGCATACATACTATGCTGGAGGATTACTGCTAATAATAATTTAAGTTTAGTGGCTACAATTACACAAGACACACAAAGCAATGTGCTGCCGTTTGATAAAGATTACTTACATCAGTATAACACCGCGCAATATGGTGATGTTATGTTTATATGTCATCCATTGTTTGCACCGCGTATGCTTACACGTACATCTCTTACAACTTTTGAACTTAGTGTATTTAGCTTTGATACAAGTTATGACAATAAAGATACATATCAACCATACAGTGTTTTTCATAGTACCAATCAAACATTAACAGCAAGTACATATACTGAAGGTAGTGGTAGAACGCTAACTGTTAGCTCTCCTTACTTTGATACAACAGGAAAACATAACAATGTTGTATTAAGATATGGTGGAAATGAAATAAGAATAGATTCAGTAACATCATCAACAGTTGCTACTGGTACTATTATAAGAGAATTATCTACTAGACTTACAGTTTCAAACCCATTGCGTACCAGAAATGGTTCAAATGTTATTGAAGTAACGCATATAAATCATGGGATAACAGGTGGTGCTACTATTGTAGTTGCAGACGCTGTAGCTGTTGGCGGCATTAATGCAGGTAATATAAATGGAACTAAATCAGTATTAAGCATTTTAGACGAAAATACATATACTATTGTTTCTAGCGCTAATGCAAATGCATCCGAAGATGGTGGTGGTTTTGTTAAGATTAGCTCTAACGCAACGACTACAAGATGGGATGAACAATCTTTTTCTGCATTGCGTGGGTATCCAGCAGCCGTAACATTTCATGAAAATAGACTATGTTTTGCTGGTACAATAGCAGAACCAGACACAATATTTATGAGTCAATTAGGTGAGTTCTTTAATTATGATGTTGGAGAAGGCGAAGATACCGAAGCTATAAACTTAGTTGCAGCAACAGGTGACGTGAATGAAATAAGATACATGAGGTCAAATCGTGATCTACAGATCTTTACGCTGTCAGATGAGCTATATGTACCTACATATCTTAACCAAGCTATTACACCTACAAACGCGCAGATAAGAAAACAAACACCATTTGGTACTGAGTTTGTATTACCTACGTCTATTGATGGCGCAACTATCTTTGTTGAGCGTGGCGGTAGAGCAGTACGTGAATATATATATTCAGATGCAGAGGATGCTTACATATCTACAGGTGTGTCTACAGTAGCAAGTCATCTTATAGTAGATCCAGTTGATATAGCGGTTGTTCATTCTGGATTTAAAACGCAAGAGTCTTATGCAGCCTTAGTTATGGGTAATGGCGATATGGCATTGTTTAGTTCTAACAGAGCAGAAAAACGTGCAGCTTGGACAAAAGTTACAACGCAGGGAGATTATTTAGCCGCTGCATCTGTAGGTGACAGGCTGTTCTATTATGCAAAAGATATTAATAATAACTATGTACTGTCAGAATTTGTAGATGATATAGGTTTAGATAACTATTTATACGTTGCGTATGGCAATGGTACAGTAAGTGTAAGCAGTTTATATTCTAGCGGTACAGTAGATGTTATTGGTTACGATGGTACTAATAAAGTTTACTTAGGTGAGTTTACTGTAAGCGGTGGTAATATTACTATGACAGCGCATAGTGGTTATACACATTTCTATGTAGGTAAAAAATTTACATCTAAAGTAATTACCAATGCAATAGACACTGTAGCTGCTAATGGGCCAGTAACAGGCGATGTGCGCGGTATAAGTACAGTTGTGCTTAATGTGAAAGACTCTACATCTATTAAGGTAAATAACAGAACTATTAATAATATTACTGGATTTACAGGTAACAAAGAGGTTAGGCTTTTAGGATATGGTAGAAACCCACAAGTTACTATCGAGCAAGATGATCCCATGCCATTGCAAGTTAATGGCTTAATATCGGAGTTAATTACATAATGTTTTTTCAATTAGCAGGTGCATTTTTATCGGCAAGAGCGCAGATTGAAGCTGGTAAGGCTAGAGAAGATGCAGCTAGAATGGATGCATTCAACACTGAAACTGAGCGTGAGCAAGGCGAGGTGCTAGCACTACAACAAGCAGCGCAACGCAGATACGAGTACGATATTGCAACAAAAACAAACGTAGCTATGTTTGCTGCTAGTGGACGTGACATAGGATCAGATAGATCAGTTGAAGCATTCTTAGAAAAACAAAAAGAAATTGCAGCTACAGATCTTAGTAGGCTTGCAGAGCAAAGGCAAATGGAGGCTAGCGCAAGAACTAGAGAGGCTATGGCATTGCGACGTGGTGGTAGAAATGCAAGACGTGCTTCTATGCTAAAGGCTACGGCTACTATGGCCTATGGGATACAAGATGCTATGGACACAGCAAAATAAGAAATTAACTACAGGAAAATAACATGGCTGTAATCAGACAACAAACACAAGTCTTCAATAAGCCAGTTGGCGTTCGCAGAATAGACACAGGTGAAGCTGAGTTATGGGAACAAGTAGCTGCAACAGCAGACGAGTTTAGAAATCGTGCATATAAAAAAGCAGCTGTAGAAGCTGAACAAGCTGGTAAAATGAAAGGCATGGCAGCTGAAAGTGGAGATATAGTAGCTATAGATCCAGAGACCAATCAACCTGTAGCGTTTAAAGCACCATCAAATTTTGGCTCAATAGCTGCAGCATCGTATCAAGATATAATTACTAGACGTTTTGAACAATCAGTTGACAATGAATTAAAAGCACAAGGTTCATATTACGCAAAAAATGCAACAAGCGCAGATGAATATAAAATTGCTATAAGCGGTCATGTTGGCAACATGATTAAAGCTGGTGGTGATGACACATATTTTAGTCGGTATATACAAGAAGCTGGTCAATCATATGTAGACAGTACATATGTTGCTATGAAATCTAAAGAATTAGAAGCCAGTATATTAAAAGCAAATACAGATGACCATATAAGAGGGTTAGATGCTATTCATACTATTAAAAGTAATATAGGAAGAATTAGTACAGGTAGTCTACATGCAAGTATACAAAAAGAATACGATAGTGCGCAAAATTTACTTGATAATAACTTCTATACAATAGCACAATTTGAATCAAAGCGTAATGAATTGCTTGGATTGCAGTCATTGGTTAATAAAACACATTTAACTGATATGTATATTAGTATGACAAAAAATGAAAAAGTTAAATTTATTTCTCAAATATACAATCCATCTACAATACAAGATGAGAAATTAAGAATGTTTGTTATAGATGCAAGAATTGATAGCAGCGTTGAAACTATAGTTAATGGATTAAGGTCAATAGATAAAACAGCAGAAGATTTAAGTACATCTAATATAGAAATAGAAACATCTAGGTTATTAAGTAAAGTTAATCCTAATATGTCGTATGATGATATTAATCAACTTACTGAAGAAACAGATCCAAATATTAGACCTGAAGTTAATACATTACTTAGAGAAA